AACAACTAGGGCCGCTCACGCGGCCCTTTTTTTTATTTAAGTTGCTGACATGTAGAATTTTTTTACACCAGATTCCCAAAGCTCTTTAGCTTCTTCATCAGTATCAAATCCATACTCAGAAGCAAAGTCCATTGAAGATGAAGTTGATACAGACCCATCAAAACCCATCTCCTGCAAATACCAGGAAATAGTTTTAGCTGTCTTTGCGATTCCTACTAAATCACCACCTGAGTACATATCAATGTGACCTTCGTCTGCTGTAATATAATCAATCATGTCTTTCTCCTTTGTTGCATTCTTTATCACATATAAATAGTAATAAGTCAACAGTTAATTTTATCTTTTAGGAAAAAAATATGGCAACTTTAGATCCGACAGTAACGGTAGATGTAGACAATACATTAACAGGTTCTACAACTGGTTTAAACAACGTGAATCTTCTTCAACCAACATCGTTTAAACTTATTGTGGATAGAAAGAACTTTCCTAACCTCGAGTTCTTTTGTCAAAGTGTTGCCCACCCAGCTATGGATATTCCTGCTGCAGACATTCCTTATTCACGTATTGGGAACATTGCGATGGCTGGAGATAAGTTGAACTTTACTGAATTAGAGTGTATGATTATAGTTGACGAGAATATGAATGCATACACTGAAATGTACAATTGGATGCAAAGGCTAGTACAGACTCCACAAAAGAGTAGACTGGATAGATCTCTAACAGATACTACCCCACCTACGTTTAGTGATATGACTTTAGCTATCCTAAGCAGTCACAATAACGTCACTAGAAAAATTAGATATATAGATTGTGTACCGACAGGAATAGGTAACATGATGATGGAAGCTACTACTGGTGATACAACAGCAATTACATTTCCAGCTACATTTAGATTCTCTTACTTTGAACTGACTTAATTATGGAGTTATATTATGACATTAGAGCAACTGCTCGAAGAGTGGGCAGCTGATTCGCAGCTGTCTAAGAACAACCTTGACGAAACATCTCGTCAAACACCAGCACTACATGCCAAGTATCTAACACTACTTTCTAACACTAAACTTAGAATTAAGAAAGCAGAAATGGATCAGAAGAAGTTACTGAAGCTAAAATGGCTTTGGTACAATGGTAAGATGTCTGAAGATCAGATAAAAGAATTAGGTTGGGCCTACGATCCCCTTGATGGTCTGAAGATCATGAAAGGTGAAATGGACTACTACTATGATTCTGATAAAGAGATCCAAGAGTCAGAGCTCAAGATCCAGTATCTTAAAACAATGATAGATACACTTAGTGAAATAGTAAATAATTTGAATTGGCGCCATCAGACAATTGGCAACATGATAAAATGGAGAGTATTTGAAGCCGGTGGTTGATATTGTTTGTAGACTAAAAGACTATAGCATGTTGGAAGTAGATGTAGATCCTGGGTTGGCAGCCGAGATCTCTGATTACTTTTCGTTTTATGTTCCTGGATATAAATTCATGCCAGCATATAAGAACAAGGTGTGGGATGGAAAGATAAAACTTTTCAATCGCATAACTGGAGAGCTTTCTGCTGGGCTATATGTTTATTTGTTAAAGTTTGCATCTGAGCGATCATACGCTGTTGACACAGAAGAGTCGGATCGATTTGGTCTTCCGGTTCCTCAATCACTTCCTCAAGAACAAATGGAGGATTTACTAAAAGACGCAACGCTTCCATTTCAGCCTCGAGATTATCAATACGATGCGCTTGAAACAGCCCTAACAAGATCTCGAGCAATTTTACTTTCTCCTACAGGATCAGGGAAATCATTTATGATATACTTGATCATGAAATACTTCTACTACTATTTAACCAATGGAGTATCACCCTCAAAGGTACTTATAATAGTTCCTACCACTTCTTTGGTAGAGCAGATGCATCAAGATTTTATTGATTATGGTATGGCTGCTAATGCATTGCATAAGATATATTCTGGTAAAGATAAAACAACAGATAAGCCTTTTATTGTTTCAACTTGGCAGAGTATATACAAACTACCTAAAAAATGGTTTGAACAATTTGGAATGGTTCTTGGAGATGAGTGTCATGGATTTAAATCTAAATCATTATCATCTATTATGAACAAGGCGACCCTTGCTAAATATAGGTACGGGTTTACAGGAACGCTTGATGGTACTCAGACTCATAAGTTAGTACTAGAGGGACTCTTTGGACCGGTATATCAAGTCACAACGACTAAAGCATTGCAGGATAATGATACTTTAGCACCACTCGATATTAAAGTACTATTAATAAATTATCCAGAGGAGGTAAGAAAAAACTTTGGAAAGAAAACTTATCCGGATGAAATTAGCTTCATTATTGGAAATGAGTCTCGTAACAATTTCATTCGTAATCTGGCTGTATCTACTGAGGGAAATACTCTTGTCTTATATCAACGTGTGGACGCTCATGGCAAGCCTCTCTACGACCTTATAAATAATAAGGTAAAGCAGGGCCGGAAGGTATTCTTCGTATCTGGTGATACAGCAACATCGGATAGAGAAGCTATACGTAAGATTGTGGAGAAACAAAAGAATGCTATCATTGTTGCTAGTCTTGGTACCTTCAGTACTGGCATTAACATACGCAACCTACATAATATTATATTTGCTTCACCTTCGAAATCCCAGATCAAAGTTCTTCAGTCAATCGGACGAGGACTACGGAAATCGGACAATGGACAAAATACTACACTATTGGACATAGCTGACGACCTACATTGGGGCAAGCGAAATAACTTTACACTTATGCATTCCGCCGAGCGTGTTAAGATATATGATAAAGAACAATTTAATTATGAGATAGTAAAGGTAGACATTAAATGAATTACACACAGTTCAGACTATCAAACGGAGACGAGATTGTTGCGCAAGTTGTGCAAGAGCCTGAAGGTGAAGAGATCAATATTGTTATTCGTAATGCCATGATGGTTATTAGAACAGAGAATTTAGCTGAAGGATTTAGATACTATTCTTTCAGACCATGGATGTCGTTCCAACTTAATGATGAGTATATGCAGCTTCTAAACTATTCTCATATTGTAGGTGAAGCCAAACCCGACAAAGTATTGTTGGATCAATACAAGAGAGCTATTAATAATGAAAAAGATGATCCAGATCGAGCAGAAGAAACGGACAGTGATGAGATTAGAAATTTAAGACAAATGATTTCAAACATGCGGCAGGCATATGAGAACGAGAATGATTCAGATGCTGGGAATGTCATTCCATTATTCGATAGGGGTAAGTTACACTAATGGAAGATAGCGAAGCATACAAAGCATATCCACATCATCATAAGTGGTTTAATAAACTATATGTGGCTGAAACGTTTGGTTATGATTGTGGACCTAGTGGTACTGCTCCAACCAAAGATGGAACCTATGTGATCAGACCTATATACAACCTGTCGGGGATGGGTGTTGGAGCATATGTAAAAGAATTAAAGGCAGGGGATAGTAGATCAGTACCAGCTGGTTACTTCTGGTGTGAGTATCTTACTGGTAAACATTACTCTGCAAACTATCATTGGGTATACGATAGAGATATGATCAATGGTAAGTGGAAACAACCTTGGAAGGGATCATCCTGTTGGGAAGGCGTTAACATGCCTATCAATCTGACCAAGTTTGTTGAGTGGAAAAGATCAGACTATATACCTCATGTACCAGATGAAATGGTTGGTCTAAGAGATGTTCCTATAATAAATGTTGAATTCAAGGGCGATCAAGTAATAGAAGTTCATTTACGAGAATCGCCCGATCCGGATTATGATCATATCATACCAGTGTGGGCTTCAGATTTAGGTGTAAAGAAACAACATATGGAAACACACGGTTTTGAGTTCATAGCAGCACATGATGATGGAGACGGACAACTAGAAGATCCTCGAATTGGATTTTTAGTTAAGTAAGGACATACTGCCCCTGCCAAGGCTGATGCCTTATTATACCCGATTATTCAAAAAAGTCAACGGGTTGTCAAAACTTTTTTTCTATAGTATAATATATTAAATGATGAGGATTATATAATGGCAAGATCAAAGCGCGCTAGTATACATTATGTTAACAACAAAGAATTTTCACAAGCGGTTGTTGACTATTGTACCATACTAAAAGAAGCTAAAACTAACGAACAAACCCTACCAATTGTTCCTGACTACATTGCATCTTGCTTTCTCAAGATCTCTGAAGGTCTATCACACAAGTCAAACTTTATCCGGTATACCTATCGTGAAGAGATGGTTATGGATGCAGTTGAGAATTGTTTGAAAGCAATTGAGAACTATGATATTGCTGCGGCAACTCGTACTGGTAATCCAAATGCATTTGCATACTTTACTCAGATCTCTTGGTATGCATTTCTAAGACGTATTGCTAAAGAGAAAAAGCAACAAGATGTTAAATTAAAGTTCCTTTCTCAAAGTGGCCTTGAAGAGTATATTGCTACTGATCAAAACGATCAGCAATCTGTTCAGGTGGTTCAAGCCTTTGTTAATCAACTAAAAGATCGCATTGATAAGGTCAAGGAGAAGGATACAGAATTTAAAGAGTATGCAAAAGAAGATAAGAAACGAAAGAAAAGAACAGTCTATGTAGATTCTGATCTTGGAGACTTTATGGAGGAATAGAAGTGAATATATTAATGACAGGAACCGAAGGAATGGTTGGTTCCAGATTGTGTAAGTGGTTATCAGACAAAGGTCACACTGTTACTCAATTTCAAGGTGATATCACTGTATATGACAACTGGCAAAAATACTACGACCGCAACTTTGATTTTCTTATTCACTTAGCTGCATTGGCTGGAGTGAGAGAATCATTTAATAATCCAGAAAAATATTACGAAGCAAACGTCACAGGATCTCTCAATGCATTTAACTATGCACGAAGTTGTTGTAGACGTATGTTGTATGCCTCTTCTTCCAATGCATATGATTGGACAGGTAACCCATATGCAACTACTAAGAAGATGAATGAAGTCCAAGGGGCTTGTTGGCAAACTATTCCTAACATTGGTATGAGGTTTCATACTGTGTGGCCTGGTAGAGACGACATGTTGTTTAAAAAACTTCAACGAAGTGAAGTGACATACATCAACGATCAACACTATAGAGATTTTATCCATGTAGAAGATTTGCTTAGAGCAATTGAGCTATTGATTGATAACTTTATGGATGTCTGGCATAAACAGCAGGTGGTTGATATTGGTACAGGAAACTCTACCAGTGTATCAGCTGTTGCCAAAGCTATGGGTTATGATGGACAATATATCTCAGAGAACCCAGTTGGAGAGCGTGTTCATACTTTAGCGAACATTAAATGGCTCACTGAGTTAGGTTGGGAACCTAAGAGAGATATTCTTAATCAGGAGGATCATATCGATGTCGCACAGTGTTGAAGAGGTTTACACTAAATCAAAAGTGTTACATGAGAAAGCCATTGAGCTTCATAGAGAAAGATATCGTGTTCAAGGGACATATGATAAACCCCGTTGTCAATTCCTGTTAGATGATGTAAGATCATTGGCAAGAGATATTGAGCGAGGGTTAGTTGACTTGGATAGAGATTTTAGTAAATGAAGGTATGTATTTTAAATGACACTCATTGTGGGACTCGCAATAGCTCTGACATATTTCTCGATAACGCAGAGAAATTTTACTCTGATGTATTGTTTCCTTATCTTCTGGAACATAATATTAAGCATATTGTGCATCTTGGTGATTACTATGATAACAGGAAGTTTATCAACTTCCGTGCTCTTAACCGTAACCGCAATCACTTTCTTAAACCGTTAAGAGAACATGGTATTACTATGGATATCATCTGTGGTAACCATGATACATTCTATAAGAACACCTCAGAGCTGAACAGCCTTAAAGAGCTACTCGGTCACTATATGAATGAAATAACAATCATTCAAGAACCAACTGTCATGGAGTATGGCTCATTGAAGATCGGTCTTGTCCCTTGGATTGATGACGAGAATGAACAGCGATCTCTTGACTTCCTTGCCAAAGCTAAATGTGATTGGATTGGTGGTCATTTTGAGATCTGTGGTTATGAAATGATGAAGGGTATCAAGAACGAGCATGGTTATGATAGATCAATCTTCAAACGGTTTGAGAAAGTAATGTCTGGTCACTTCCATACCAAATCGTCTCAAGATAACATTGAATACCTTGGATCACAGATGGAGTTCTTTTGGAATGATGCACATGACAAGAAATACTTTCATATACTCGATACAGAGACTAGAGAATTAACCCCTATCAGAAACCCTCATACTTTGTTTCATCGTATTGTGTATGACGATTCTAAGCACGATTACTTACATTATCCTTTAGATGATATAGATGGTAAGTTTGTAAAGATAGTTGTAATCAATAAGTCTGATACATTTACCTTCGATAGATTGGTAGATAGAATTCAGAACCGTAACATCCTAGAACTAAAGATAGCAGAAAACTTTAATGAATTTATTGGATCAGCTGTTGACGATCAGAGTGTTTCGGTGGATGATACTCCTACATTGCTTAATAGTTATATTGATGCAGTCGACACAGATCTAGATAAGGATCGTATTAAACTTGAAATGAGCGGCTTGATGATAGAGGCTCAAACTTTAGAGATAGCATGATTACATTTAAATCTTTGCGGTGGAAGAACTTTCTATCCACAGGCAATCAGTGGTCAGAAGTAGATCTGACTAAACATAAAACTACACTTGTTGTAGGACATAATGGCGCAGGCAAGTCTACTATGCTTGATGCACTCAGCTTTGCTTTGTTTGGCAAGGCTCATCGTAACATTAGTAAGGCTCAATTAGTCAATAGTATCAATAACAAAGGTACGGCTGTTGAGACTGTATTTGAAGTACATGGTAAAGAATATCTAATCAAGCGAACTATTAAACCAAACACATTTGAAATATGGCAGAACGGGATTATGATTAACCAATCATCCCATGCCAAAGAGTACCAGAAGATCCTCGAGCAGAACATCCTGAAACTCAATCATAAGAGTTTCCATCAGATTGTAGTGCTGGGCTCCTCCTCCTTCATTCCTTTCATGCAGCTAAGCTCCAACAATCGGCGGGATGTTATCGAGGATCTTCTGGACATTAATGTATTCTCTAAGATGAATAGTATTCTAAAAGAAAAAACCTCTCTATTGAAGGAACAGATAAAAGATGTTACTCATCAGCATGCCGTCACGAGCACTAAGATTGATGCACAGAGGAAATACATTAAAGACATCAAAGCAATCAACAAAGAGCAAAGGGAAGAGAAACTCAAACTCATCTCTGATTTCCAATATGAAATCAAAACTCTACATGGAAAGAACAAAGAGCTTAGTGATTCCATTCAATCTCAACTACCGAATGCAGATGTGGAAAGAGGACAACACGAAGCTAAAATCAAAGAGCTCGAAGCATATAAGACGAAGTTCAACATCGAAGCTAAAAAGCTCGTTAAGGATATCCAATTCTTTGAGAATAACGACATCTGTCCGACCTGTGATCAAGCCATCACTGAGGAAACAAAAGAGACCCACGTGTTGGAAGGTAAAGGCAGAGCGAAGGAACTCCAAGCGGGAATTGGTAAAGCAGATGAAGGACTACGAGAGGCTCAAGAAGCTCTATCCTCTTCCTTATTGATCATTGAGGAGTGTAGAGGTTATCAAAGTGACTTAGCTGCTAACAATCAATCAATTGCTCAGTTTCAATCTTCTATTGATCGTACTCAAGAAGAGATTAACAAACTTGACAATAACGTTGATATGGATCAGGCAAACGCTGATCTGGATCACCTTACAGAATCAGGTGATTCATTAGTAGAAGAACGACTGATATTAAATGAGCAATTGAATTATAATCTGGTTATGAGCCAGATGTTGAAAGACACAGGAATCAAAACAAAGATTGTAAAGCAGTATCTTCCTGTTATAAATAAACTAGTCAATCAATTCTTGCAGGTACTTGACTTCTTTGTATCGTTTGAACTTGATGAGGCTTTTCAAGAAACAATTCGTTCTCGTTTTCGTGATTCATTCACGTACGACTCATTCTCAGAGGGTGAGAAACAACGTATTGATTTAGCACTTCTGTTCACATGGCGGCAGATTGCTAAGATGAAGAACTCTGTTGCAACTAACCTTCTTATCTTGGACGAGACTTTTGATTCGTCATTAGATCAT